AATTGCGTATGCAGACAACGCCGCCGCTGTAGTTATATTTACATTTGTTGCATCAACTGACAATGTAATTGACGAGTTTGGAATGGCTAAGAAATTAAGCCCAGATTGGTCCGATGCTGCCCCGTAAAGACGCGTAAATGAATACCCAGACGTTATATCTATTTCATGCGCAACACTCTTAGTCGCTGAATTTGGAAGCGCCCCAAAGTCTATAACCTTTCTATACACTTGACGCCTATTTGAAGCATCACCGCTATTCGACCCAGCGTCAGGGCCAGGAAAAAATGTCTGACCACTTACAAACTCTTCTGTGTCATAGAGCGCTGAGTCTTTAATGTTAAGTGTCGCTTGAATCAAGTTAATGTTTTGATACAAGCGAACCAGTAGTTCCTTAAACCGATCACTAGAAACATCAGTTCTTTCTATCTCTGAAACGTCCCAGATAAACGTCGTTGGAATAAATGCACCTACATCTCTACCATCAGACATTATTGTAACCTTTCAGATGTTTTCCTTGCGTGAACAACAAGACCCTCAAGCCTGAAATCAGACGATGTTATCTCTCTGCTAAGCATTTGATCGTTATCAAGAACAAGTCTAATCTGTACGCACTCGCCCTCTGTTTGAAAATACACGGGATGCCAAAGCCTTTTTTGCGCCTGCTCTAACGGATACAGATCAAAAGGATAAGTCTGCAACATACCATTTCCAAGAATTGATCCTGTTGCATAAGCACTCGCTGTTGCCGACTGCTCTGTCGAAGATGGAAAATAATCGACTGTAATTGCTCCACCGTCGGTTTTCTGTACCGCAAAGTCTATCTTTGCAAGGAAGAAGTTGCTTCCCTTATCAACGTAGAAGTTCCATTGCTTAGATAGTATATCTATCCGAGAAACCCTAGCAGCACGACCCCCACCTCTGTACACCCCAGTAAGAACCGTTCCGTAAACTATAATCGTATCAGCATCAACAACAGCGATTCGATAAATGCCGTCGCCAGTGAGCGCGACCCCACTAAGATCCATAAAGCGAATGAAATCACCGCTGTTAAGCGTGTGATCTCTTATAGTGCATCTAATTCCTGTCCCAATATATCCAATATTTGTAACCTGCATGACGCCTTCATTAACAGAAATGTCTGAATCGCATATAAATACAAAACCCTGCTGGTTTCCAGCAATGACGTTTCTGTATTTATTCTGAGTAGTACCTGTACGCCACAGAAAATTTATTTCTCTCCACCTAAGTTCAGTTCCCTCCCAATCTATTCCCTCTTCACCTTCAAAATAACCAAAGGCAGTTATTACATCGTCTGCAGTGCCCCATGAGTCACTTACATAGTTATAAATAAAAACCTTATTCGGATAAATAGAAGAGCTCGTATGAGCACCAATCGATGGATAGGCCCAATAAACAACTTCTGTAAAGTCGTCTTTTATGCCTGTTATCCGATATTTTTCAGTAACTCTTATATCAAGAATATCATCTGATATTTTTTGACTAACGCTAGATACATTTGAGCCAGAGCATCCATGAATCTCATTCTCTCCAACAGCTAAAACAGCCTTGTCGAATGGGACTGGAGACATACTAGAAACACACCCTATTTCCGTATTGATTTGTTGCCACACAAACGGAAGAACTTGATTTCCCGTATATGCAAGCTCCCAAGTACTTTTCTCAAAGTAAACAATAAGCCTGTCCTTGATGAACTCAGCGGCCACTATTTCTTCAGTCGTTGGAGCATCTATCCACCCAGCACCATCAGATTTCCTTGTCGTTGCTCCTATTGTCCACACCTGACTTCCCTCAAGCCACGCACTAGAAACCGCGCTAGCAACGTTATTTGGAACGTCTGCTGGGAACGGGACGCCGTTATGAGAGAATCTACATCTATTAGGGTACCATTTTCCAACCGGGCCACCGGCGACATCAACTTCAACGGTATTTAGAAGCAGAAGCCTGTTCTTAAACGGAATTATAAGTTTAGCACTTGCAACATATCCATCTGCTACATTGGCCAAAACCCTAAAAACAGGCCTGAATTCAGCCCATGCAGAGTTTCTATAAACATACATAGGATCATTTGTTGCAGGAGGAGGAGTTCCTGGCGCGGCTTTAAAGTTTGAAATAAACAGCGCTTTTTCACCAAGCGTCCTGCCGGTCCAATTTGCAGACATGACAAAATTGCTGTCGTCCCCACTAAGAACAACGCTGCCTTCTCTTTCCCAAAATCCAGCTATTGAATACCGATAAATAAATTGCAGGTCGAAGGCGTATGACGTTCTCATATCGAACGCCATAGTACGATAGTAATCAACTGCAAAACCCATAACTGGATGTGATGGATACCAATAAGCCAACGTCAAACCCGCAGCTCCGTCAAACTCATATACCCCAGTAGTCGTGTTAAATGTATGTGTTGTGGAAGCACCAGTTGTTAGCATTACTACTGGAGAACCGTCGGCATTAACGGTAAAGATCTCATCTCCAATAGAAAACATTTGTCCCATATTGAAAAGCACACCAGGAGCAACACCGGTCAAATACCCCACTGCGTCCGTTGTTCCTATATTTACTCTCAATCTCGATGCAAGCTGATCCAACATAGAAGGAAGAGTCGTTCCGCCAACAAGCCTAGACCCAAATCGCTTTCTTACCACTCCTTTGTGAATATATGCGTTACTTAATTTTTGAAATGCATCTTCAGGTATCTGCCACGCAGGTACGTCTGTAATAAGACCAGACTGAAGAGGCGCAATTAGAAAGCGATCGTACGCCATGATTAGACTCCTATTGCTATATAGAAGAATGTTTTGGCTGCGTCAGCTGTATTAAACACTGTTACATCTGCCGTTGTATAGGACTGATAGTAAAGAACGCCGGTCTCTCCAGTTGTTCCCTGCCTCGTAACCTGAACATTATATACCGTCGTAAAGGCTGGAACTCCAGCTGCTGCATCAAAGGTTGCTACCGCTGTTGTGTTTGCTCCAACTGTTCCTGTTCCCCACTTAATAATTATCCCGGAAGGCAACATTGTGAACCCAGTTGAGTTCTTTGTTGCCGATGTAAATTCGTATGTTGTTGCAGCACTTTCAGGGGCAAAGACTAACTCAGGGTTTCCGGTTATAGCAGAAGTTTGTGAATAAAGGCCTACTTCACCTGCTCCAGTAGTTGGAACCGGACTTTGAACGGGAAATTGGACAAACGCATGCTTGCCCTCTCCAACTGCATCAAATGTTACATGATTTATATCAACAAGAGTCTTTATAGCAGTAAAGTTATTTAAGATATCATCCTGAGACTGAGACACAAGGTCTGTAGCCTGCGGAACTGAAGGATTATATGCCAATTTCTTCTCCCCGTTTTTTAATCTTTACTCAGCCTGAAAAAAACCAATATGAAAATAGATATCGATACAAAAATAGCTATTACGGAAAACGGAACATTAGAAAGTATTTTCTCCACCATAATAACCAGCTCCTTTTTCTGAATAAATTGTTGGCGTTCTTTCACTCGACTGCTGAACAATCAGTCGCTGCATTACAAGTGATCGCTGCCTCAAGAATTCTGGCGCTATTGCCTTAACGCTCTCAACATCCATCCTGTCTTCAAAAACCTTCTTTGCAGCTCCATAAGCAATATATTGCCACCATTGGGCTATATCAGGCTCGTCGCCATTTTGAAGCAACTCTGTAGGCCTCCTAAAAGCATCAATATCAACACGATATGACTTGTCTGGAACAGGCCGGAACGTAAACGCATTGTTCTCATATAGAACAATCCGAGGCCGCCCAGTGGCATAACTAAACGTCTGTGCAATCACAGGCTGACCAAGATCAGGAATCACTGGAAAACTAACAGTGTATACACCAGTAAGATAGTTAATCGCTCCCCTATACCCATACTCAGGATTGCGTAACTCACCAGCTTGCGTTTGAATGCCCTCTGCGTTATACAGCGGAGTATCGGTTATAACTTGAGGGTGCCCCAAAAGGTCGACCGAACTGAATGAAACACTGCCTGCAAGTACTGGTTTTGAAGAAAGTGTTCCAATCCATATAAACCTTGCACCATCACCAGTGGCAATAGTCTCTTCTGTCTGACGCTTAGGATAACGTGCAAAGAACTGAGACCTTGACTGAGTGAGTTCAACCTCACTTCCAGCAATATAAACTGGTGGCTGAACACTTAGATAGACATTTTTGAAGTTAAAAAACGGATCGCCTTCCGGCCTGTCACCGTTCGTCTGATACGTATCTATGTTGGGATAAGTGTAGAAAGTGAGCTGATTATCTACGGTGAACTCCGGAAAGTCATACAATACGAAGGTATTTATATAGTCATCCAACTGATCGTTAGTTAACTGTGACGTTGATGGACTGCGAGTCAGTCTGCGAACTTTTATACGAATCGCAGACAGAGGCGAAAGCTCCGAATCTATTGTAGGCATTTGCAACTCCTAATTTTTATATTTAACTCGCAGGCCAACAAAACCTAGACCGATTCTACAGTAATAAGAGACGAGTCTACCGTACAGAAATCTTCTGGATCAATAAATTCTAGACTCTGAAAACCATACCGCCTCACCGTCTTTCCAAGTTTATAAGTCGGCTTGCCATTAGCATCAACTGCATGAGCATGAACAGGATATTTTCCCGATTTGTTTAAATGCTTTGCAACACCAAGTGGAATCGAACAGATCTCTCCATCTTTAAGGGCAAATCTCTCTATTGGATCACCCTTATATTTCCTATAAGTGAACTTCAGTTCTCCATTGGGAACCTCATAAAACCTGAACACTCCCTTAACCTTTTCCCTGTCCTTGTCGCGCTGATACGCAAGATTAACCTTAGGAGATTTTTCTCGAATATCAGTTAAACTAACTTTTTTGTTAGATGCAGTCAGCGTTTCTTGTTTTTTCTCTTCCATTCATATCCCTTTCTAAAAGCGGGGAGAGGAAGTGTCGAGAGCCTCTCCCCTATGTCATTAGACAGCAATACATCTACAACGCAATAATAACATCATCACATAATATTATATATGAGACTATGCTATATTGGTCGCAAACGACTTACCTGCAACCCACTTAATTACATCGGCCGTTGTTCCACCAGGACTTCCAGCAGAAATAGCAGCATTTGCGCTAGTTCCAAGGATCATTCCAATGAAAGCAGTGTTCAATGTTGCAGCACCAATTACATTAGTAGTAAGATCTTCACCTACAGGTATTACCTGAGCATGTGTAAACGGTACGGCAGCAGGAAGTGGGAATGCGAATGCTGTATATCCAGTTGTATCAACATTTATAGAAAATGTTGATGCGGTCAAGTTAGTAATCGTTACCAACTGTCCATTCAATTCAACCATTCCACAGTCATCAGAGACCTGCATTCTTACCTTCTGACCAGTTGTATATCCATGATCTACGAGAGTCGTAACAACGCCAGCAGCTGCTTGCGTAATGTTAGCGATCACACGCTTTCTTGGATACCACATGTTGTAAACGGTAGCATTAGGCGCAATGAGCCTGTATGTTCCAGCTGCACCAGCAATAAGACCAGGAGCCTGTTGTAATGCATTTGCGAGTCTGAAGCTTGTGTTGAGGGTAACCGTGTCTACCGTGAAGTCTAAGCCATCAACGTTGTCGTGAGCAGTATTCTGGATTCTTACAATGCTTCC